AAAAAAAAAAAGAAAAAAAAAGATCAAAAAAAGAGAGGTAATTATTTTAGAAATTCTGTTACAGTTATAATGATTATGGATGATAAAAAAATTAATTTTAAAGTAAGTCGTAATGGAAAATTTCAAATGACAGGATGTAAAAAAGACGAACACGCAGAAAAATGTATTAAATGGTTTTGGACTTATATAAAAGACTCTAAAGATATATATAATATAGAAAGTTCTTCTCAACCTATATTAAAAGCAATATTTATACCTGCTATGAGAAATATAGACTTTGCATTAAATTTTTTTGTAGATAGAGAAAAATTAGATGAATATTTTAATACATCCACAACTTATCATTCTCTATTAGAAACAAGTTTTGGATATACAGGTGTTAATATAAAAATACCCGTTATAAAACCTATACAATCGCTTAAACTAAAACAATTAACGTATATTAATGGAAATTGGGAAGATTCTATATACGTACCATATGATGATTATTTATCTATGTTACCTGAAAAAGATATTTTAAAAAAAATAAAAAAACAAAGGTATAATACATTTTTAGTATTTCATTCTGGTAAAGTTATTATGAGTGGAATGGATTCTGTTTTTATGAAAGATGTATATTACGAGTTTTTAGATATAATAAGGGATTGTTATAATATAATTGAAGAAAAACTTGAAAATGAAAAATAAGGTATTTATTTTTTAAAAAATAAAATATTTTACAAATGTAAAATGACGCAATTAAATAAATTATCACAATATTTTGATTACTTATTATTCGCAAGTATTTTTGTTCTAGGACTTTTATTAACAATTTTATGTTCAATAGCATTTAATAAATTATCAAAATGCGATTCTCCTAAATTAAAAGTTAATTTAAATATTGGTCTTTGTATTGGATCTGGTTTAATGGCATTTGCTACAAGTTATATATTATGTATATTTAATTGCGGATGTCAAGAAAAACGCAACACATTAAACATCTATATGTTACCAGTTGTAATTATAATTTGTATTTATAGCTCTGTGTTATCCAAATCTATTATGAATGAATCAAAAAATTGCAATATTGACTTAGGAAAGTTTCCAACTGTTATTTTTGGTTTATCAATAACAGTAATTAGCTTAGCATTTATATATTTTTTATATTTGTTGTTTAAAAGGTTTAAAAAAAGTAAAACGACTAAAATAAAAACAGACTCGAATATAGAAATGACTAATTTAACAGGGTATCAGAAGAATCCAACTGCCACTACATCTATATCTACCGATACTCCAACTGATTCGTCAACTACGGAAACTCCTAGTTTACCTAAAGTAGATACTAGTAATGATTCGTCAACGACGGAAACTCCTAGTTTACCTAAAGTAGATACTAGTAATGATTCGTCAACTACGGAAACTCCTAGTTTACCTAAAGTAGATACTAGTAATGATTCGCCAACTACGGAAACTCCTAGTTTACCTAAAGTAGATACTAGTAATGATTCGTCAACTACGGAAACTCCTAGTTTACCTAAAGTAGATACTAGTAATGATTCGTCAACGACGGAAACTCCTATTTTACCTGAAGTAGATACTAGTAATGATTCGTCAACGACGGAAACTCCTATTTTACCTAAAGTAGATGTGTTAAATACTACTAATGATTCGTCAACGACGGAAACTCCTATTTTACCTGAAGTAGATACTAGTAACGATTCGTCTGTTAATACAATAAGACCTGATTGTACTCCTAAAGGTGATCTTTGTAAAGACCCGTGGCAAACGTATAAACAATGTGTAACAAGAAACAAAACGGGTGAAGGTACAGACCTGTTTAATTTAAATAATTCCTATAGACAAGGACAAAGGTTAGTGAATAATAAGGATCAACTTAATAATGCAATTGGTAACCTTAGAAAAGTTCCCCAACAAGCACCACTGCCGACAACATTACCAGAAGATTTACCAAAACAGAAAGCTTTAGCTTTTAAATTTAGTCATCGATAAAGTGTTACGCATTGATTACGTATTCCATCTGTGTCTGTTTTTTGGTAGCATGGTAATACAGTAGAACATGGATACTCCCAGCAATTATTAGGATATGAATTTTTTTTAATACAATGTTTACCTTTATAGCAGTTATTTCTAGTAGGTCTCCATCCTGCTTCTCTTTCAAATACTATAGGATTTGATGAATAATATACACCTCTAAAAAATCTAGTGTATGGAAAGTGATCCATATCTGTTATTACAGATTCAGCTTCATTAAGTGTTCCATAATGGGGATAATATCCTTTTTTTATAAAAATTTGATTTTGTATAGATGCAATGTTTGGATCCATTTCTGTATAATTATTTTCCATTTATTAATCTAAACATAAAAAATAAATACCTTAAGAATTATTCACATAATTCTTAATATAAAAAGTAAATGTTAACAGTTGAAAATTCTTCAAATATTTATCAAAATCCTTGTTTATATGTTACTTCAAAAGAAAATAATACAATTAGAACTCTTGATCTTACAAGTATTTTTAGTGTTTTTTGTAAAAGTGAAAGCAATATACATTTATTAAAAATAATAAATGTATATGGTAGTTTTACTAATAAATATATATATTTTATTAATATATCAAATGTTCCTTTTTTTTTGTTATGTGATTCAACAAGTAACATATATAATTTTAAAAATCCTCGAGAAATTTACTGTAAAGTTGAAATACTTGCATTTGCATTGTGGAATTTTAATAAAAAAAAATTAGAAATATTAGGTTATTAATAAATGAGTTCGTTTTATATAAAATCAGAACGACCAAGAGTTATTATTAAAAAAGGTATACAAGTGTCTAATAAATCATATAAATCTATGAGTAGAAATAGGGCTGTATTAAACATACGTACTGATACAGCTATTGAAAATTTTAATAAAGTTAAAAAAAAACAAACATTAAACGGGGACGAAACTTTACATTTAAATAAAATATCTTGTTTTACTAAAGGGCTTGAACACGATGAATTAGGTATAGTAAATTTAAATTCTTTTTTAACTTTAAAAAATGCTTTGATTACTAAAAATTCACATGATTTTGAAAAAATTAAACTTAAAGGAACCAGAAAACTTGTAAATCCACAAGCTGGATTATGTTTTGATTTAGAAGGAGAAGATTGTAATTTATTAGTAACACTTCCTCCGTATGCTTTTTCTAGTGATGAAATGGCAGGAGATATTGTTGAAATTTATTGGATGGCATCATGTAGAGATATTAATTTTATTGATTATTCTGAAGAAAATGATCTTATACCAAAAGCCGTAACTGATCTTAATAATAGAACAGTATTTAACGGTCCGAAAGAAAACAACAAAGTTACAGTAAATACATTATTTAAAGGTTTATTAATAGGAGACTTAATAGGTCCTTACATTTCTCAATTTTTTTATTTACCAATTCCTTTTGGATCATCTCAAATAAACTGTAAACTAAAAACTTTTACTTCAAATCACAATTTTATGACAGATTTTGATAATTGGAAAAATATACAAGACGGATTTAAACCAACAGAAACAATTTTATGGGATACTGAATTAAGATATATAAGAAATGGAAGAGATTTAGCTGCATGGGTTCGATCTGATATTTCTTATCAAGCATATTTTAATGCAATGTTAATTTTATTGACCTCTTCATCATCTGGATCTCAAAACTCAGGAATAGGATGTCCATTAAATGTGACAAATCCATATATAAAATCTATGACACAAGACGGATTTGCTACTTTTGGAAGTTCACATATTTGTACTTTATTAGCAAATGTTAGCAATGGAGCTTTAAAACATGCTTGGTATCATAAATGGTATGTTCATTTATCGTTGAGACCTGAAGCATTAGGAGGAGCTATACATTTAAATAAAACAAATAAATCTACATTTCCTCTTTCTTATGATTTAAATACAAGCAGTGTATTTGATGAAGTTAATAAAGTATACGGAACATATTTGTTACCTCTTGCGTATCCTGAAGGTTCTCCTTTACATCCTTCTTATCCAGCAGGACATGCGGCAATAGCCGGTGCATGTGTTACAGTATTAAAGGCATTTTTTGATGAGAATTATGTTATTAAAAATCCAAAAATTCCGTCCAACGATGGTTTAAGTTTAGAAGATTATGTAGGACCTGAATTAACTGTAGGAAATGAATTAAATAAAATAGCAAGTAATGTCAGTCTTGGTAGAAATTTTGCTGGAGTTCATTACAGGAAAGATGATACTGAAAGTAAATTATTAGGAGAAACTTTTGCAATATCTGTATTAAAAGATCAAAAATTTCTGTATAATGAAACATTTACAGGTTGGAAGTTTACAAAATTTGATGGAACAATATGCGAAATTTAAATTCATAATATAAATTTTTAATTTATATTATAATACTAATTTACAATTGGTATTCTAACAAGTATTTCTAAAAGAATTGGATTACGTGGTAAAAAAGTTACTTGTCTAGGTTTAATATTAGTTTTTTTTAATTTAACGTTTAAAATTTCAGTTAATATATTTTTTTCTTGAAATACTTCTAATTTTATATTAGAAATATGTCTTGGAATGTTACGTCCTATAGATTTGTTAACTGAAGGTTTTAAAGTTAATTTTTGTTTAATTAAATCATTATTATTAAATTTAATTAAAATTTTATCAGGTTCTTGTTCATTTTTTTTAAAAAAAGAAACAATATAAGAATAAATACTCATTTATTATTTAGTAAGTTTATAATTATTAAATAATAATTTATGAGCGTCCACATCTTTTAAGAGCAGTTGAACCATAAGGTTGATCCATTCCAGATACTAATCTATTTCTACCACCTACGTATCCTAAATTATCTTGTTGCATATTACGGTTTGACTGTGCTTGTTGAGTCATAGCCCTTTCATATGCATTTATACCACACGTTGGAATATTTGTGGATTGCCACTGAGTATTTCCAAACCCACCGCTAATGTTATTTCTTGAATCATCCCATTTATTGGCATCGCCTGCTTGTTGTCTTACAAAAGGGTTTGAACCTCCGTAAATATCTCCTTGAAGACCTTGCATATTTAAATTAATATATGCAGCATAATCAGGTCGAAGATCTGTTTCAACTTCAACTCGATCTTCTGCACTATTACATCCAGGTGTTTTAGTCCATTGAGAATCTGGGCATACTTCTTGTCCTTTATTGTTAAATCCATTCCATGGTATACATACCATATTTTCTGGATTAAACATTCTATCTGTTTGAATTTTATCTGCGTCTCCTGTATTAACTTTACATGTTCGAATTGATCCTTCAATAGATATCATATTTATTAGTAAATAAGATTAAAAAAACTTAAAAATATTTTAATAAAAAAATTTTACAAAAATAATGGTTGTTTAATTTTTGTCATATCAATACATGATACTAAATTAGAATATTCACTCTCAACTTTTTTAAATTTTAAAGAACTTAAAAAATATTCTAATGGTTCTGTATGTCCGTTTCCTCCGTAAAAAATAATATTAAAAGCTTCTAACGGATAATGTTCGTGTTTTTTTACATCAAATATTTTAAACATTCTGCTTATTGTATATATGTCCATAATTATAGCAGTCATCCTAGTCATAAATTTGCTTATATGAATTAAACCATCTGGATATGTACTAACCTTTTCAGCGTATTTAAACCATTTTCCTATAAAAACAATACGGGGAAATTCTTCTTTAAGTTTGTTTTTATAAAATTTTATAAGACAATTTATAATAATTTTAGATGGTAAAGTAGATTTATTTAATTCTTTAGTTAGTAAGTTATTTGATGTAATCTCATTTGATATTATTTTTACAACACTAGCATAGCTAGTTATACTACTTAATAATTTAATTTCTTTTTTATAAAGTAATTTAAAATCATCAAAAGAAATATGATTAAATATAATATGAGTTCTTATATCTTCTGCCATTTTTGATAAAATAGAATTATAATTTTTTTTTTTATAGTCGTTTTGTCCTTTGATGTTTCTCGCATCTATAGTATGCATTCTGACATTATAAGGACAATTTCTATTTTTTAAATTTGTAACACAACCTTTCATACTATAAAACATATCGTGTAAATTTTGATTTGGTCCCATTGAAAATGTATCTATATCTCCAAAAAGAATAGGCCATTCAACATAAAAATCTATAAACATTGGACTATTTTTAAATAAATCTAATAAATAATCTGTAATGTCTATATGTTTTTTTTCTTGTAAATTTATATTATTTTTACATCCGTATATATTACTATGATCATTTTCTCCTATTAAATATATAGTTTTATTATATTTACTACTTTCCCATTTACTTAGATGTGTTGGACCATTTATATAATCTACTTGTTGATTTGTTGGGTATTTTAAATTATTTACAAGAGATATTAACGTACTATTTTTATTTATTTGAGATGATGACTTTTTTTTATATATATAATATTTTAAGTTGTCAGGGTCAATATAAAAAATGTCATCCCATTGGTTGAATATACTTGACGTATCATCATATAAAAAAGTTTTCATCATTTTTATATCGTGTGTTAAATTACGTTGATTTATTGGTAATAAAGATTTACCGATTTTTGTGTTAAGTATACCGTAATTTGGTCCCTCAGTAAAAATAATTATTCCGGTATCTTTTAAAAATGATTCTGTTATTGTAATAGAATCCTTGGTTTTAAAAAGCCATTCTAAAATATTACAACCCGCAAATAAAATCATATCAAATTTTGTATATTTGTATGAGCTATCTACTATATCTGTTGGGTACACATTCATTTTAAGACCGTGATTAATATGTATAGTATTAGTATTATTACCCATTAATTCGATAATAATTTCTTTATTTCTACTATAATCAATATTACCCGAATCTATATAATACTCACTTTTTTTGTCATCACTACCAGAACAAACAACTAGAACTTGCTTTTGTTCTGTATTTGTGTCTTGACCGACCTTAGCAACTTCAAAAAATATATTTTGTAACCGTTTAGGATACTTATTTAATACTCGAGAGTCATACTTTATTGTTAACTCATTACATATTTTTAATGCAATATCTTGATCTGTTTTCATTTATTAAATCATATTAAAGTATTAATTTTTCTAAATAAATGTCTACAGATCTTTATAAAGATCCTGAAAATACTCAAGAAATTA